AAGACCTGACCGCTTCTTCCAGCGGCACCCTGAAGTTCTATCCCGCCCTGTACACCTCGGCTCACGCTCTTGCCACCGTGACGGGATTCCCGGCCAATGATGCAGACATCACGATGCTGGGTTCTGCTGCTAGCCAGTACGCTCAAAACTTGGTGTATCACAAAGACGCCATCACGTTTGCCACGGCTGACTTGCTGCTGCCCCAAGGCGTTGATATGGCTTCTCGTGCTGTCCATAACGGCATCAGCCTGCGCGTTGTTCGTCAGTACGACATCAACAACGACCGTATGCCTTGCCGGATTGACGTGCTGTATGGTTACAGCGTGATTCGTCCGCAAATGGCTTGCCGTATCTGGGGCTGATGAACCTAGGGGGCTTCGGCTCCCTCCTTAAATATTTGAAAGGAATTTGAAATGGCACTTCCTAAAGTTGGTGATGGCTATCAAGCCGGTGATGGCAACGTCAATGAAACCCTGAATGTGGGCGCATCTGGTCAAGCTGTTGCTCTTGGTTCTGGCACTGGCGGCGTGACTGTTGGCAATGCTGCAACGTCCAAAGTCGGCTTCTATGGCAAGACCCCCGTGGTTCAACGTGCTTACAGCTCTGCTGTTCACGCCACCTCGGCCCTGGCCACCTCGGCTTCTTTCGGCGCAACCCAACTGGCTGCTCTGCAAGAAATTCAAAACACGCTGATTGGCCTGGGTGTTTGGGCTACGGCCTAATAGCGCATGAAAGTCATCTTCTGCATCCCGACGTTAAAAAAGCCCTATCAGGCGACGCTTGATAGCCTTGCTGCCTCTATTCCGTTGATTCAATCGGCGGGATGGGAGGAGGGAATGGTTTCCGAAATTGGTTGCCCGTACATTTCACACGCTCGGTCAACCATGCTTAGGAAGGCTTTGGATGCAAAGGCAGATGCCATTGTGTTCATTGACCATGATGTTTCATGGAAGCCTCAAGACCTTTTGACACTGATTGAAACCAAGGGCGATGTTGTCTGCGGCACCTATCGGTTTAAGAAGGACCAAGAGGAATACATGGGGGCGGTGCTATCTAACACTGATGGCACCCCCTTGGTCAGAGCCGATGGCAACCTGTTGGCGCATTCAGCCCCAGCGGGGTTTTTGAAGGTGACGAAGGAGGCGGTCAATAAGTTCATGACCGCCTACCCTGAATTGATCTACGGGGAGAAATATCATCCCTATGTGGATCTGTTCAATCATGGCGCTCACAAAGGAACTTGGTACGGTGAAGACTATGCGTTCTGCCGAAACTGGCGGGAATGCGGAGGCGAGATCGTATTGATTCCTGACCTAGACATATCACATCACACTACTGAGCAAGAGTACAAAGGAAATTTCCACAATTTCCTGAGGCGTCAGCCCGGTGGTGACCTTTACGAGGGATAAGAAATGCCTAATACCAAAGCGATTGGCGTTGCTTACGAAGACCAACAACTGGACGGAGCCGTTATCGGCAAGTCTGACGGTACTGTTGGCTTCTACGGCAAAACGCCTGTTACTCAGCGCGCTTCCAGCGTGCAAGCTACGTCTAACCTTGCAACTTCGGCATCGTTTGGCGCTACTCAGTTGGCGGCTGTTCAAGAAATCATGAACACGCTTTCAGCTCTGGGCCTGTGGAAGGGTTCGGCTTGATCCGCGTGCTACACGCCGGATGTGGACGGGAACCACTCCCAGAGTGGTTTCCATCCTGTCAAGAAGTCCGCCTTGACGCCAACCCAGGGTGTGAGCCGGATATTGTTGCCAGTGTCACAGACTTGGGCGATATTGGCGAGTTTGACATGGTGTATTGCAGCCATGTTCTTGAGCATGTCTATCCGCACGAAGTTCACAAAGTCATTGCTGAATTTCACCGAGTGCTAAAGACTGGCGGCAAGGCAATCATCATCGTGCCAGATCTTGAAGACGCGGAAGCTACAGAGGAAGTTCTGTACGTATCTCCAGCAGGCCCTATCACTGGCTTGGATCTCATGTATGGAATGCGGTCTATGATTGAGGACAATCCTTACATGGCTCATCATTGCGGTTTTGTATCCAAAACTTTGGCTGATAGCCTGAGCATCTTTAGCGAAGTTCACACAAAACGCATGATGTTCAATAACTTGATGGGAGTTGGGATCAAGTGAACATCTATCTAAAACACCCCCGGCATGGGACAAAAATTGCCACAATGGAACTAGAGGCCGAATACGACGAGCAAAACGGATGGGTGCGATATAATCCAAAAACGCAACCCTCAGATGATGCGGCTCCGGCAAACGCCTTGGAGATTAAACGCCGTGGTAGACCTCCCAGGAAGGAACACGAAGCATGGCAACCGCCGGTGAACTCATCAATTCAGCACTCAGGCTGATCGGAATGCTTGCAGAGGGCGAAACGCCTTCTGCTGAAGTATCTCAAGACGCTCTCTCCGCTTTGAATCAAATGATTGATTCGTGGAGCATTGAGCGTCTTTCGGTTTACAGCACCCAGGATCAGGTTTTTACTTGGCCCACCGACACCATCACCCGCACGTTAGGCCCTACGGGGGACTTTGTTGGCAATCGGCCTGTGTTGATTGATGATTCAACCTACTTTAGAGACCCGACAACGAATGTTTCGTTTGGGGTCAAGTTGATCAATCAACAGCAGTACAACGGGATTGCGGTTAAAACCGTCACGTCTACTTATCCACAAGTGATGTTTGTGAACATGACCTTCCCAGACATCACCATGACCATCTATCCGCGCCCAACTCGGGCGCTAGAGTGGCATTTTGTTTCGGTTCAGGAAATTTCCCAGCCGGCCAACCTTGCGACCAATCTTTATCTTCCGCCCGGTTACCTTCGAGCCTTGAAATACAACTTGGCGGCTGAAATGGCTCCAGAGTTTGGGGTTGAGCCATCCCCAACGGTTCAACGTATCGCTATGGCATCCAAACGGAACCTCAAGCGCGTCAACAATCCTGATGACATTATGAGCTTGCCGTATTCTCTGGTTGCCACTCGTCAGCGGTTCAACGTGTACGCCGGGAACTATTGATGAAAACGCCAATTCTTGGCTCAAGCTACGTGGCTCGCAGCGTCAATGCTGCGGACGCTCGAATGGTCAATTTGTTCCCAGAGGTTGTGCCAGAGGGGGGCAAGGAGCCAGCTTATCTTCAAAGATGCCCTGGACTGCTCAATCTGGCGACGATTGGCGACGGTCCCATACGCGGGCTGTGGTCATTCTCATCAAACAAAACTGTCGCGTTCGTGGTGTCTGGTACAAAGTTGTACAAGATAGATACAAGTTATTCGGCAACACTCATTGGAAATGTAATCGGCACTGGGCCTGTCAGCATGGCGGACAATGGGACTCAATTGTTCATAGCCTGTAATGGCCCCAGCTACATTTACAACAACACTACTAATGTTTTCTCACAAATCACAGATCCTGACTTCCCTGGTGCGGGAACTGTTGGGTATTTGGACGGTTATTTTGTGTTTAACGAGCCAAATAGCCAAAGGATATGGGTCACAAGTCTCCTCGACGGCACATCTATTGATGCTCTTGATTTTGCTAGCGCCGAAGGATCACCTGATGGCGTTGTTGGCTTAATTGTCGACCATCGAGAGGTTTGGGTTTTTGGAACCAATAGCGTTGAAGTCTGGTATGACTCAGGCGCGACAGACTTTCCACTTCAAAGAATCCAAGGCGCATTCAATGAAATTGGGTGCATCTCTGCCTATACGATTGCAAAAATTGATAATGGCGTTTTTTGGCTAGGTGCTGATGCTCGTGGGCAGGGCATTGTTTATCGAGCCAATGGATACACGGGACAGCGTATTTCGACTCATGCCATTGAATGGCAAATTCAACAATATGGAAATCTGTCTGACGCACTAGCCTACACCTATCAGCAAGACGGGCACAGCTTTTATGTTTTGATCTTCCCAAGTGCAAACACGACTTGGGTTTACGATGTGGCAACCGGGTCATGGCACGAAAGAGCCGGCTGGAATAACGGCTTATTTACTAGGCATCGAAGCAATTGTCAGATGGCGTTCAACAATAAAATTGTTGTCGGAGATTACGAAAACGGGAAAATTCACGCCTTTGACTTGAACACTTACGCTGATGATGGTCAGATTCAAAAATGGCTTCGTAGCTGGAGAGCACTCCCAACAGGTCAAAACAACCTGCGCCGCACGGCCCAGCATTCACTCCAGATAGATCTAGAGTCTGGGGTTGGTTTAAATTTAGGCCAAGGAAGTGACCCAGAAGTGATGTTGCGATGGTCGGATGACGGCGGGCACACTTGGTCAAACTATCACACGGCACCCATAGGAAAGATCGGAGAGCACTATAAAAGAGTGTTCTTTAGACGCCTTGGAATGACTTTAAAAATCAGAGATCGTGTTTACGAGTTGTCTATGACTGATCCTGTCAAAACCGCTATTGTTGGGGCTGAATTGTTACTCAGCGGAACAAATGCCTAGTCCAATTGCAACTCCCACCCCGATCACTCCGCCGAGAGTGCCGTTCATTGACCAAAGAACCGGGCTGATTGATCGTGCTTGGTACTTGTTTTTTTTGTCTTTATTTTCAATTGCGCAGTCTAGCGAAGATTGGAACAAAGGATCAGACGTTAATTCATTATTGGCGTCTTATGATTTTGCTTTACAGAAGCTCTCTGAATTTGTAGAAACAAAACCAATTCAAGAGTTGCAATCGCAAATTGCAGAATTAGAAAAACAAGTGGAAGGGTTGCAAATGAATCCTCCACCTAGACATTTTAAAAGATCACGTTACGGTCAATTTCTTGACACAACGACACAAACTGCTGCCGCAATTAACACCGCTTACGCTATTACTTACAACACAACAGATGTTAGTAATGGTGTTTATTTGGGGTCGCCTTCATCTAGAATTTATGTAGATGAAGAAGCAATTTATAATTTTATATTTAGTATTCAGATTGATAAAACTGCTGGCGGTGTTGGGGCGTTTTGGATATGGCCTAGCGTAAATGGAACAGATGTCCCAAACAGTGCTAGTCAAATGAGAATTCAAGGCAACAACGCGGAAATTTTTTCTGCCGCTTGTTTTTTTCTTGAGTTGGCCGCCGGTGATTATGTGGAATTTAAATTCGCAGTGGATGACACAACCGTGGAATTGAAAAATTTCCCAGCCTCTGCTTTTTACCCGGCAATTCCGTCAATCATTGTGACCGTAACCAACAACATTGAAGGGGTTCAGTAATGACCGTCACTGTAAAAGTTCTCATTCCCGCCAAGACGGCTGAAAACTCTCAGACTACGCAATACACCGCAACCGGTGTCACAACAATCATTGACAAGTTTACGGCCACCAATTACAGCGCCACAGCGGCAACAATTTCTGTAAACTTGGTCA